AGAGCGAAAGTAAAAGAATAGGTGCTACGCAGCACAAGAACTCAGGAAGAAACACCGTAAAGGGTGATGCTTCTTGGAATAACTTTGTAATTGATTTTAAGGAAGTGTCTAAGTCTTTTACTTTAAACAAAGAGGTTTGGGCTAAGGCTGTAACAGATGCTCTTAAGAAAAACATGGATCCAGCAATAGTTGTGGTTTTAGGACAGGGTAATAACAAGACAAGACTAGCCATTATTGAAATGGATATACTAGAACAATTAACAGATAGGGTATAATAGTAATATGGAAAATATAGTATTGAATGATTTGTTTACTAAAGAAGAGTGCATTGAGTTGCACCTTATGGTTCAATCTGAAATGACAAACAGGCCACACGTTGATATTGTACATGACGAAAATGGATCACTTATTAATCAAGATGATGTTGTAATGATAGATAGAGAAAACGGAAGATTGATGGCAGAAATACTTCCAACTCCAGAACATATTATTGAAAAGTTAAAAAAGGTTATGAAAGATAACTATGGATCATGTGAGTACATTAGCACAGTGTATGCAGAATATTCCTCTAACACTGGAAGCCCAAAATTAAATGGTCACTTTGATCAAAAAAATGACACGACTTTATTAGACTATCAGTTACATTCAAACACAGTTTGGCCAATCACAATTGATAACATAAACTATGAACTAGCCGATAACCAAGGAGTAATCCTTAGACCACTAAAACAATTTCATGGTAGACCACAAAAGAATTTTAAAAAAGATGAGTTTGTAAATATGCTATTCTTTTTCTTTCAAAAACCAACAGATAGGGATTAAGTGAATACTTTATCAAAAGAAGAGTTAGAAAAAGGTTTTGTAGACAATAAAGATTTTGAGGCATTAGAAATAGAAGATGTTTTTGATGAACATCACTTGTTTACAATCAAGCATCATTATAAAAGATTTCAACACTATTACACTACAACTGGTTATGCTGGTCAAAGAAAATGGGGCATGGGATATCCAGAAATTTCTAAAAGACTAGAAGAACTAGTTAGTAAAAAACTTGGAGACGAAGTTGTTTTAACAGAATTAGAATTATGCATTTATACACCAGACTTTGGCTATGAACCAAAACTATATCCTCATTATGATAATCATTCAACAGAAGGACAAAGGTTAACTGTTTCTGTACAGATTGATTCAAATGTTGATTGGGATTTATTTGTTGAAAATAAAAGATACAAGACCAGCAACAACAAGGGTTTAGTCTTTTCTGGTACTCAACAAATACATTGGAGAGATAACTTAAAGTTTAAAAAAGGTGATTTTGTGGCAGCAGTATTTGGTCACTTTAAATATAAAAACAATAAACCTCAAAGTCCAAACCAAAAAGCAATAATGGACTATTGGGAAACAAAATATCAAGAAGAAACTGGTATTCATCTTGATCCATTACCTATCGATCCAACAGCAGGAAACTGGGCACGTAAGGACGAATGGATTCAAACTGCTAGTGATAATTTTTTTCAGGGAGAACAATAATGTCATTTGATCCAGCAATATATAATGAAGAGTTAGAAAAAGGAATTGTACCAAATAGAGATTTTGAAGTATTTGTTTACAAAAATATGATTACTGAAGAACATAATAAAATTATCTATCAGGAAGTTGAAAGAGTAAAGAATAACTTTATTACTCAAGATTTTGTTGGACACAGGGCTTGGAATTTTTATAATGAAGAGTTACAAAAATATTTAACTACCTGGATAAGCAATCTTTTGGGTGAACAAATGATTTTAAGTGAATTATCTTTTGCAAGATATTCTCGCGAGTATGGTTATGAACCAAAACTATTTCCACATTTTGATACTCATGAAAAAGATGGACAAAGAATAACCCTTGACATACAATTAAATGCTACTACACCTTGGGCAGTTGTAGTAGAAGGTGAGTCTTTTAATTTAGAAAATAACGATGGTTTAGTTTTTGCTGGAACTCAGCAAGTACATTGGAGAGAAAATAAAACATTGTCAGATACAGATAAAGTAGATATGTTATTTGTTCATTTTAAATATGCTGATCATAGACCTTGGAGCAAAGATCAAAAGTTAATTTTAGAATATTGGTCTCACAGGTTTAGAGAAAAAACTGGCATAGAAAGACAACCAGTACCAGTAGAAGCAAAGTAAACAAATGAATTATAAGGATGCTCCAAATAAAGTTGTAGATAACTTTTTTACAGAAGGTGAAATAAAAAGAATATACGATATAGTGCAAAACACTGATCGTACAGACTTTCAACAATACCTAAGTTATGTAAGTTGGCACATTGAGTTGCCACAAGACATTGTAGACAAAGTTACTAAAATTGCTGAAGATATTGTTGGCGAAGGGTTAGTTCTTGCAGAATATAATTTTTCTAGATATCAAAAAACAATATCTGACTGTAAAAAGTTATGGTTTAATCCATTACTATTTCCACACATAGATGATGCTTTTGATGGCAGAAGATTTACAGTTGATGTGCAATTAAAATCTAATGTTGATTGGGACATAGTTGTTGATAATTGGAAGTCTGAACAAACATTTAAACTTAATGACAACCAAGCACTAACATTTTCTGGAACACATCAAGTTCACTGGAGACCTAAAAAAGAATTTAAAGATGAAGAATTTTTAGAGGCCTTATTTTTACATTTTGTTCCTAAATTTAATAATTTTAAATCCACAGAAGAAAAAGAAGAGATTATTGGTAAAAGAGATTACCAATATAATGTGTGGGAGCAAACACCAGGTATCAGTTCAAACCCAACAGAGGGATCATACTAATGACAGAGATGCACAAGTTTTTAACTGATTTTAATAAATATAATAAAAAACTTCCATTTTATATTGAAAAACCTTTTACACAACAACAAGCAGATTTGTTAAGAAGCACTATTGAAGAAAATAGAAACATTGTAGTAGATGATTTAATTAAATCAGATGATGCAACTATATCAGCCATGAATAGGTTTTATCCTAAAAAAATTACAATCATGTCTAGAGAGTTAATCGAATTTGAATGTCCAAAAGAAATAGAAGATATTATGGACTCGTATGCAAAACCAGTATATAAAGAAGAAATAAAACTATGTCACTACAATTATATTAAATATGATATGCAGTATGGAGACGGAAAGTATGCACCATCGCTTCCGCCACATATTGATGCTGATGAGAACCTAGTTACTTTTAATTATCAAATTGGTGGCAACGTTGATGACTGGCAACTAGTTATTGATGGTGAACATTATGATCTTAAAAACGGTGACGCTATGGTGTTTAGTGCAGTTAATCAAGTTCATTGGAGACCTAAGAGACACTGGAAGCCTGGAGAATATGTTGAGATAGTTAGTTTTGATTATTGTCCTCCAGATAATTATAGATTTTTAGGAGATGAAAACCCAATAGATAATCAACACCACCCTGAATTAAGACAAAAATATATTGATGAGTTAAATCAACATCCAAGATTTCAACAAAGTTGGACACAGTATCACGAAGAAGGAAACAAACTAGGAATAGCAGATAATGACAACGGAGGATTTGGTCTTGGAAACTGAAAACAGTAAAACAACATTAGAGATGGTTAACGGTCTTGCTGAAATAGCAGAGTATATGCAAGATGAAGAATTAACTACAGCATTAACATTTATTGCAAAGGTTATTATTAAGCCAGATATACCAATGAATGTTGCAACTATAGAAATTGTTAGACTGCAAGCAATTGCAGCAAAGATGTCCTTTAAAGCAACTTGGATGACCAATGTTGATAAAAACGATAGAGCAAAAAAGAATATATATTATACTGCTGCAGAGTCAATTAATGATTTAGTTTCTGCTCTTAAGTACATTACGCGATAGTCTGCTATACTATATTAAAAGGACAAACATGAAAAATTTATTACAGCAAGTTATGATTAAAAAAGAAATACATAATGGCGATGTAGACTTTACTAAAGGTCTAATTGAATCAATTGAAAAAGGATATACTGCAAACTTAAAACCTAAGTATGCAAAAAAATATAGTTTTTCTCCATCAACATTAGTATGGAACCATGGTGAGTGTGCAAGATTTTGGTATTTAGCCTTTGAAGGAACTGTGTGGGAAGATAACGCAGATGCTTACGGTGTTGCTAACAGAACAGGTGGTAATCTAAGTCACGGTAGAATTCAAGATGCTTTATTAAAATCTGGTGTTCTTGCTGAAGATTTAGAAATGGATCCAGAGCCAAGAAAGTATAATAAACAAATACATCCAGCAATGGAGTTGGCTGTAAGATCTGAAGATCCTCCTATCAATGGATTTGCAGACGCTATGTTGCATTACAACGGAACTGACATTGTTGGCGAAATTAAAACTGTGCCAAATGAAGGTTTTGAATATAGAAAAATGCATAGAAAACCAAAGATGGATCATTTAAAACAAGTTCTTATTTATATGAAAGTATTTAAAAAAGATAAGGGTGTATTGATTTATGAAAATAAAAATAATCATGAATTGCTTACACTTCCTATTGAACTAAACGATCATTACCGCAGGTGGGTTAACCAGGCATTTGATTGGATGAGAACAGTTCGCAAAGCATGGGTTGATCAAACTATTCCTAAAAGGAATTATAGATCTAACTCAAAAATTTGTGCAAGATGTCCAATTCAAAAAGCATGTTCTGAAGCAGAGGCGGGAACTATTAAAATAGATTCCTTGGAGAACCTTGGTGAAGAACTGTAAATGGTGTGAAAATAAATTTAAAGCAAAAGTAACATATCAGATATATTGTTCTGAGGAATGCAGAGAGGCTGCAACTAAAGAAAAAATTGCTGAAAGATATGTTATTTCACGTAGACAAAAAAGAATTGGTAAGGCTAGAAAGTGCAAAAACTGTGGCAATGATTTGTCAATATATAATGATGAACCAATATGTACTTTTTGTTTAATTAATCCAGTAGAAGTTGTTAAGGCTTTAAAGAAAATGAGGATTATTATTAATGACAAAGAATAAGTGGGGCCTAGAGATTATGCCTAATAATATTTGTGCAATGGATGCAAGCACAAATAGTTTGGCTTTTTCTGTTTATAATAACAAACAACTTGGTTTTTTTGGAAAGATTAATTTTACTGGTAATACAACATATGAAAAGGTTGGGGATGCTTGCATAAAGACTCAGGCATTATTTGATCTTTATGATATAGATGCTGTGGTTATAGAGCATACAGTATTTATGAATAGTCCAAAAACTGCTGCAGATCTAGCCCTTGTACAGGGTGCCATTATAGGTGCTTTAAAAGTTTGCGGGGTATCAACAATAGGATCAGTATCACCAATCACATGGCAAAACTTTATAGGTAATAAGAAGATATCAAAAGAAGAAAGAATATTAATTGCAAGTCAAAACCCTGGCAAGTCAGAGTCTTGGTACAAAACATATGAAAGAAATTTAAGGAAAGAAAGAACTATAAGGTTTGTCAATACTATATATGATAAAAATATAAGTGATAATGATGTTGCTGATGCCTGTGCTATAGGTCATTGGGCTATTAACAATTGGAACAAGGCCATGAGGATTGAGGAATAATGCCAGAGTTAAATGCAAACATTCCACCAATAGAATGTTATGTTAGAGGTAATTTTTTAAGAGATCAACAAGACTCTCATGATCAATATTTTCCTGTGGTAATTTTTGGTGTGTCAAGTGTAAAATCAAGAAGTCCGTTGTTTCATTTCTTGATGGAGGATGGTGGCCTTTGGTGGAGAATGCCAATTAATGCTTTTTGTACTAAGCCAGATACCCCAGAACAACCATTGTATAATTTAGTTCTTTGGAATTCTTTTAGTTCACATATATCAGTAACTAAGTTTGAAAATTTAAGTAATATGAAGATGTCATATTTAGACAGAACTAAACAAAATATATTTGGAAAGTACTTGTTTACTTTAGACTGGCACAGTCCAGATAGCAATATACTAGATGATGGATACTCCGAAAACCCAGGGCAGCATAAGTGTGGGCATGTTATTCAACGCGATGATGGTAATTTTGCTATACAGCCAAATAATAGGGTTCGTTTATACGAGCCATCATTTGTTACTAAAAAATCATTAGTAATTGATAGATTGATCAATACAAATGCTTGGGATGTCGAAGGGTACAGCAAATGGACTACAGAAGACTCTAACTCCTATAACTATGATATTATTGATACAGAGGATGATGAATAGTATGGCTTCTGGTAAAATGTATAGTAGCGAAGTTTTTATGCGTAAGAGATATCTTATGGATAGAAAATCACCAGAAGAAATTGCCAAGGAGTGTGGATGTAGTGTTGAAACAGTATACGTTTATTTGGCTAAGTTTAGATTAAGGAAATCAAAAAGGTGAACAACTTAACTCAAGATACAATTGCTAATATTTGCGATAATATAAAGAGCATGCTTATTGAAAAAAACAAATCATATGGTGATTCTGCACTTGATCCAATTAGAGTATTTTCTAAAGCAAGTTCAGATGAGCAGATAAAAATAAGAATTGATGACAAGTTGTCTAGGATATCAAGAGGTTCTGAGTTTTATGGGGACAATGATTTAGATGATTTAATTGGATATTTAATTTTACTTAAGGTTTCAAAAGTTTATAAAAAGGGAGATGTGTAAAATGGAAGGTCACGACATAGATAAAACAAGAACAGATGAGGACATGAAAGAAATTGCTTTTAGTACACCAGCAGCAGCCGAATACCATCCTTTAGATAGACAAGATGGAATAAATATGTATGAAACTTTGAACAAACAGTTTTCAAAAGTTTCTAAACAAAGTTATAAGGCTTTATTACAAAATGAAAAAGTAGAACTACCATTTGCAAGACAGTTAACTGGGTGGAATAATTTAATAGAAGGACTATATAAAGATTCTAAAAAATTAGATACAACTCAGTTGTGGGTTGATTTTCCAGAAGATGAGTTTGTTCCAAACAAGCAGGGCTTTAGATCAGATGAATTTACAAAAGAACATAAGGGCAAGCACATATTTTTTAATGGTTGTTCAGTAACCTACGGACAAGGATTGTATACAAAAGAAACTTGGTCATACTTATTGCACAAATTAATTGGAAAAGACGAAGAGGTTTCTGGATACTACAACATAGGTACTCCTGGAAAAGGTGTTTTTGACATTGTTGCAAGCACTTTTAAATACATAGATAAGTATGGTAATCCAGATGTAATATTTTTAGACTTGCCAGATTTAAACAGATTCTACGCTTTAAATTCAGATAATGCTGATGAACTAGATAGACCAATGGATCCAATAGATTTGTTTTATTCTTTGAACGAAAACTATAGACATTCTTTAGTAAAACAAAATTCAACCTTAGCAATGTTTACTTCAACTCTATCAATATATTTATATCAATATTTAATGTTTTTAGAAATATATTGTAAGTCTCACAACATACAGTTATTTATATTTTCTTATGTTAGAGGAACAGATGCATTTTTAAGTTTATGTAATTTAGACAACTACTATATTACTACTGATCCAAATACGATGAACAAAATAGAACAAGAGGTGTTCGAATATAGCAATAACCATAAGGATGATACATTTACAATGGTTGCAAGAGATGGCAGACATTACGGCACAGCATTTCATCACGTATGGGCAAATATGTTATATAAGATGTATAAGGAAAAAAATAGTGTCAACTGAACAAGATTTAGTACAACACTTAGATCAAGTAAATAAAGTTGTTGAAGAATATCTTAAAGGAAATGATCCTACAAGAATATCTAAACAACTTGCAATACCAAGACAACAGGTAGTTAGTTTAATTAATGAGTGGAAGGTTATGGCTTCCGCTAATGATGCAATTCGTGCTAGAGCAAAAGAAGCACTGGTTGCTGCAGATACTCACTATAGCAAATTAATTACAAAGGCTTATGAGGTTATTGAGGATGCAACAACAAGTGCTAACCTAAATGCCAAAAGTCAGGGAATTAAGTTGGTATTGGATATTGAATCTAGAAGAATTGATATGTTGCAAAAAGCAGGGCTTTTAGAAAATAAAGAACTAGCAGAAGAAATGGTACAAATAGAAAGAAAGCAAGAAGTACTTATGAACATATTAAAAGATGTTGCTTCTGAGTATCCACAAGTTCGTGATGAAATCATGAGACGACTTTCAAGCATTGCCAGGGAAAGCGAAGTGGTTACAGTTGTCCATGATGTTTGATGATTTTTTAGAAGTATTAAAAGATAATCCATTTGAAGAAATTCCAGTAGACGCTAAAACATTTATTGAGCACGAAGACTATTTGGGACAACCTGCACTATCTAAAATTCAGTATGACATAGTTGAGGCTATGAGTCAAATTTATAGAAAAGAAGATTTGATAGATTTGTTGGGTGAAAAAGAAGGTACAGAATATTATAATAAGTATACTAAAAATGAAATCATTCTTCAGTTAGGTAAGGGTAGTGGTAAGGATTTTACTTCTACAGTTGCTTGTTCTTATATTGTTTATAAGTTACTTTGTTTAAAAGATCCCGCTAAATATTTTGGTAAACCATCAGGAGATGCTATTGATTTAATTAACGTTGCTATTAACGCACAACAGGCTAAGAACGTTTTCTTTAAAGGTTTTAAAACTAAGATTGAAAAGTCTCCATGGTTTATAGGAAAGTTTTATGCAAAGGCAGATAGCGTAGAGTTTAATAAATCTATTACAGTTTATTCTGGACATTCAGAAAGAGAATCACATGAGGGTTTAAACCTTTTGCTTGCAGTGCTTGATGAGATTTCTGGTTTTGTTTCTGAAGTTGGCACAGGAAATGAACAAGGTAAGACTGCAGAAAATATTTATAAAGCATTTCGCGGCTCAGTAGATTCTCGTTTTCCAGATTTAGGGAAAGTTGTATTGTTATCTTTTCCAAGGTATGTAGGAGATTTTATATCTCAAAGATATGATGATGTTGTTTTAGAAAAAGATGTTATTGAAAAAAATCATAAGTTTATTTTAAATCCAGCATTACCAGAAGATGAAGTAGGAAACACATTTGAGATTTCGTGGGAAGAAGATGAAATTGTTTCATATAAGTATCCTGGAGTATTTGCATTAAAAAGACCAACATGGGAAGTTAACCCAACTAGAAAGATTGATGACTTTAAGTTAGCCTTCTATACAGATCTTGGGGATGCAATGATGCGTTTTGCATGCGTTCCAACCTATTCATCAGATGCGTTTTTCAAGCAGGCAGAAAAAGTTAGAGCCTGTATGACTGGTAGAAACCCTATAGATAATTTTAAAAGATTTGATGAAGCCTTTAAACCTGATCCAGATAAGACCTATTATGTTCACGCTGACTTGGCACAAAAGCATGACAAGTGTGCTGTAGCCATTGCTCACGTAGAAAAGTGGGTTAACGTTCAAGTAATCAAAGATTACGAACAGGTTGCTCCTATTGTTGTTGTGGATGCAGTGGTTTGGTGGGAACCTAAAGTAGAAGGTCCAGTAAACCTATCAGAAGTAAAGCAATGGATTCAAAACTTAAGAAGAACTGGTTTTAATATAGGTTTGGTAACATTTGATCGTTGGCAATCATTTGATATTCAAAATGAACTAAAGGCAGTTGGAATGAGAACGGATACTGTTTCAGTTGCTAAAAAGCATTATGAAGATATGGCAATGCTTATTTATGAAGAAAGATTAGTAATGCCTTCAATTGAATTATTGTTTGAAGAGTTAACTGAGTTAAAAATTATGAAGAATGATAGAGTTGATCATCCTCGTAAAAAGTCTAAAGACTTAGCGGACGCAGTTTGTGGTGCTGTATTTGGTTCAATTGCTAACACTCCAAAAGATATTGATTTAGAAGTTGAAGTTCATACTTTTGCAGATAGACCTAAATCAGATAGATCAAAAGAACTGTTTGTTAACAACAATGTGATTAGACCAGAACCACCAAAAGAAGCACTTGAATACCTAGATCAGTTTAAACTAATCTAATAAAATGTTATAATAGTACTATCTCACATTGGAGGTAGTTATTAAATTAATAACTTTAGGACTCTTCGCAGAGCATTCTTTGTCTTTATAGTATCCTGCATACTATTACTTTCTTGTATTCCATTAGTTAAATCAATTGCTAATCCTCCAACCTATTACCCATCTGGACCACAACAAAATGTTGATAAATCTGTAGTTGAATCTGGTGGATGGGCTCTGTGTTGGTCTGGAACTTATGGAGGTACTGATTTATTATCAAATATAACCACTGCTTGTGATCAAGACTATATTCTATATGCTGGTGGATTAACCAATAACTCAAACTTAATGCTTCTTGCTGCTGGTAAAAGAGAAATGGTATTTACCATTCAACCAAACATGTCTAATCAAACTCTATTAGAAAACGGTTCCTATTGGTATTTTAATACAGGCTATGGCTCTATGGG